TCGAAGAATTCAAACTTAAAGTACGCGAATTAGCCACAGGATTGCTCGGACTAATTGAAAAGGAACGCCTCGTCAATACCGTTTTCATCCAAGCATTCAATGACTTCAATGCAGACATCGTTGTTGCTGAAAAGAATCAAGGCGGCGACATGGTTGAATCGACAATCCGAACAATCTCGCCGTCAGTCCCATACAAAGCAATCAGCGCATCCCGAGGCAAGTATCTTCGCGCTCAGCCAATTGCGGCCGCCTATGAGCAAGGCAGAATCTTCCATGTCGGCCAATTCGACTTGCTTGAAGACCAAATGACTAACTGGTTGCCAGACTCTGGTTATTCGCCAGACAGACTTGATGCTCTGGTTCATGGCTTGAGTGAAGTCGGATTCACTTGGGGCGGCGCGACTGACAGATTCTTTGCGCATCTCATGGATGACTGCATCTACTGCGGGATACCGAACGCGAAGGATGCTATCGTATGTCTGAGTTGTGGCAAGACATTGAACGCGCCGAGTGGTGTTAATCTTGGCCCGTTATCATTCAACTAGGAGTCACATGGGTATCTTCAATCGCCGAGACAAGAACGCTGAGATGACAAAGGCAATTGAATCAGCACTTGAGAAGGCTGGGTTGATGGGAACGCCAATGCAAGGCGCTCAAGGCTACGTCAATACGACCGTCAATCAACCAGCAATGCAAGAGGCTCTGTTAATGACGCCCGGCTCAATTCAAGCGCCGCTCCCGCGTTCATCAGACATCTTCGGCTCGCAACTTGGGCCAGCCGCGCCATTCTTGCCAACGCCACTTGACCCAGTCCTCGATGAAACTGGCCGCGCTCTGCCTCGCCGTTACGAATACCTGCCAGCAACAAACCTTGACTTAACACTCAACACGCAATCATGGACTTTACTTCGCAAGATGTCTGAGCAATGCGACATTATTAATCGATGCATCATGATTCGCATTAATCAAATCATCTCACAGGATTGGTCATTCACAATTAGCGATGATGCAGTTCGCGACATCATGGCATCAGAGAATGTTTCATCATCGAAGGCGGCCAAGATTGGTCGTGAGCGTTTTGCCGACACCATCAACCGACTGCAAATGTTTTGGGATAATCCATATCCGCAAGGTGACAGAGGATTCGCTGAATGGATGACTGAGTTGCTCTGGCAACACTTCCCATTCGATGGCGTTGCAATCTACCCTCGCTATTCGCTAGGCGGTGACATTCTTGGTTTTGAAATTATTGACTCACCGACAATCAAAGTGTTGCTCGACAATCGAGGCGACCAACCTCGGCCGCCATCGCCCGCGTTCCAGCAGATTCTTTGGGGATTCCCTCGCGGTGAGTATCAAGCATCGCAACTCAATGATGGTGAGTTCTATTCAGGCGAAGGACTGACTGGCGAGTTCAAGACTGACCAACTTGCTTACTTCGTTCGCAATCGACGCACTTGGAGTCCTTACGGATACTCAACCGTTGAAGCCGCATTGCCCGCCGCAACTCTCTACTTAGAGCGTCAGCGTTGGATGAAGAGCGAATACATCGACGGCACGATGCCTCAGACATTTATGGAGACTGATGGCGATGAGATGGACCCACAGCGCTTAATGGCAATGGAGCGAATCCTCAATGACCAACTCGCCGGACAAGCGGCTCAGCGCCACCGAATCAAGATGTTGCCAAAGGGTATGCGGCCAACATTCGCGCCAAATCTCGATGAGCGATACAAAGAGACTTACGATGAGTTTCTTATCAAGCGCATTGGCTCAGTCTTTGGAGTCGCGCCTTCAGCACTTGGCGTCGTCCCTCGCTCTGGTTTAGGCGGCCGAGGACAGCAGGAAGGTGAGCAAGACCAATCAGAGATTGAAGCGACACGCCCGCTTGAGCAATGGCTTACAGACATTATCAACTCACTATCGCGCCGATTCTTAGGCGTTGGGCGTGAGGTGACAATCATCTTCTCTGGCGGCGAGAGCAAGGACAATTCAAGTCGCATTGCAAAAGCAAATCAGGATGCTCTGTTCTCAGGACAGAAAGTATTCAATGACGTTCGCGGCGAACTTGGCCTGCCACTCTTTGATATTCCTGAAGCCGATGAGCCATTCGTTATGACTCCCGGTGGCGGCATAGTATTCCTTCGCGGGCAATTAGCCGCGCAAGAGGCCGAAGCAATCAAACAATCCGAAGGAGTAACTAATGCCCTCAGTATGGTCGAGTCCGAAACACAGCAAGGCGCGCAAGGCGCGGAAGGCGAAACGACCGAAAGTTCACCACGCGTCAGTTCGCAAGATATCGGTAAGAGCGAAGCGGCGCAAACTGAACTAAGGGCATTCAATCGATTCGTCAAGCGTCGCATGTCTGATGAGACTTGGCGCGACTTTGAGTTTGAAGTCATTGCAAAGTCTGTCGCTGATGAATTGAATCATGCCGCCAAACTTGCCGTCTTTACTCAATCGCGCAATGGCCTCGCAAAGAAGTTTGAATCAATCCTCAGTAAGGAGATAACAGATATCCCTTTACCGAAGGGTCGGTTAGCCGACCTACCTTCAGAGGAACTCCGCCAACGTATTGAGCGACACTACGAGCCTTTGATTCTTGAAGCATTGAAGAATCTCGTCACCAACATTGATGAGATTGCTGACTTGGCGCGCAATAATAAATCGCCCGTCAGTCGCTCTGGCCGCGCATTGGCTCGTTCAGTCATTCGAATCAATTCAAAGGAACTTGCTCGCCTATTGCAGAGTCTGTATCGTGACTCATATCTCGCAGGCTCTCACATCGCGCTTAATCAATTGCCTTCTGGCGCATCGCTTGGCGCAGGATTAGCCGAACTTGTTGCAGGAATCAATTGGGGGACTTGGAAGCCCGGTGGCTCAAATCAAGCGGCCCAACTTCAAAATGGCGGCCTGAAACAAATGCTCGACAGCGCCAATATCACTCTCAAGGGCTTGACAAATACAACCATCAATCAAATTGGGGACATCTTGGGCCAGCATCTTGCCAATGGCGGGACTCCAAAGGAGATGGCAAATGCAATTCAGTCCTATGTCAATGACTCTTGGCGCGCGACTCTGATTGCTGAAACTGAAGCAGGCCGAGCAATGATTCAAGCAACAGTCGATACTTACATGACCAATGGCTACCAGCAATTCGAATGGGTGGCATATGACGACGCCTGTGAAGAATGCGCCGCAATGCAAGATGCAAATCCGCATGATGTAACTGATGCGACCCCGCCACAACACCCGGGCTGTAGGTGTTATATTAACCCCGTACTCAATTAGGAGACTCATGAAACTAACTCACGTTTACGCCGGCGACATTCAGAAGTCATATGACGAGAATGGCGACCTCATCGTTACAGGCAAGGCGACTGGCCCTGACCTCGACCTTGATTACCAAATCTGTGACCCATCTTGGTTAGCGAAGGCAATGCCTCAATGGATGCAGATTGGCAATGTTCGCGAGATGCATCAGCCAATTGCGGCGGGCATCGGCTTATCGCTTGATACTGACGGAGAGAACTTCTACCTGAAGTCTCTTTGCGTCGACCCTTCGACTCGCAAAAAATTAGAGACTGGCGTTCTCAAAGGATACTCAATTGGTATCAAGAATGCTCGCGTCGTTAAAGATGCCGCCGCGCCAAATGGTCGAATCATCTCAGGCGATATCGTTGAGATTAGTTATGTCGACCGTCCCGCAAATCCAACCGCAATGATTGAGATTGCAAAGGCAGTCGGTTCGTCAGGTTTGCAATTGACGACTAAGAGCGACGATGAGGAACTATTCGCGCCAATCCCCGCGCCCGTTATTGAAGAGCGTCAAGATGTCGACAATGCAATTGTTGATGCATCGACTGAAGATGTTGCACTAGATGTTGAGGCGGCTGTCGCAGAGACTCTGGCCGTTGAGCCTGAAGTCGCTGTAGAGCCTACTGAAGAGCCCCTAGCGGCCGCAGATGCGCCTGTTGAGGCTGAGGTAGCCCCAATTGCTGAAGAGGCTCCTGTCGCTGATGCAATTGAAGCGCCTAAGTCTGCATTGAGCGAAGTCGGCACTCTTGTTGCTGAATTGAATAAGGCGGCTGGCGATGGAACTTGGTTGCACGACCCTGCAACGCTCAGTTCAATTCGCGACGGCATCATTGAAGTCTTGAAGGCCGAACTTGATGAGTTCGCCAAAGGCGAGGATGAGAATTGCGACGTTGCCTGCTTGACTGACATTCTGCATGACTTCCTCTATTGGTGGAAGAATGAAGCAGACGAAGGCGAAACAGTTTCGCCATTCTCTAGCGAGAACATGAACGATGAGGACTATGACACAATGGCATTCGTGAATCTAGGAATCAACCCAGACATCATTAAGGCGGCGACTGCAGAGGATGACTCCGCGCGCGCCGAACTTCGTGACGAACTCGTAAAGGCTCTTGGCCTTGATGAAGTGACCGCTAAGTATGAGGCAACTCAAACTGCACAGGCTGAGACTATTGAGAGTCTTCGCGCAGAACTTGAGATTGTTAAGTCAATGGCGGCGCCCGGCGGCCCCGCAATCCGCCAAACGCAGGTGCAGGCAGTAAAGTCGGCCGAGATTGAGACACGCGAACTCATGGCCATTCGTTACCGCGCGCTTGCAAATGAAGTAGAACAACCCGACCTGAAGACCGGATACCTCGCCAAGGCTCTTGAAGCCGAGGAAGCAGTTCGCGCTCTTCGCACAAACATCTAATAGAAAGTAATCACATGAATTACGCCGCACCATCCTTGAACGACATGTTCGCTGATGCCGCTACTCAGGGTGAGCGCATTGACCGCTTTGAAGCGTTCAAGTCAGCAATGACTACCGCACACCAGAAGGCCGCACAGGGCGCTCGCGCCGGCGACCGTTTTGAGCGTTATCAGGGAATTGTCAAATCAACTACCCCTACTCCTGCCGCCGCAGTTGAGGCTCTTCGTGAGTCTGTAACTAAGGGTGTATCGCCTGAACAGCAGGCTGATGCATTGAAGGCGCTTGAGTCACTTCAGGACATCTCCAAAGACTGGACCTTGAGCAACCCACTTAGTGGCGTTCCAAACTTCGGTTCGAATCTTGGTCTTGTTCCTTATGACCTTAACCCTGCACTTGCAATGCTGGTTCCTCGTTCATTCATTTTGCGCAACTCACTGCCCCGCACCTCTGGCGTTGGTCAGGCTCACGAGTTCCGTCGCATCTTGGGTGTATCGAACTCCGGTACTGGTGGAGTAGCAAATCTCTCAACGTTCTTCAGTTCGTCAAGCACGACTGACACCTTCGGAGCCGCTACCCTTCAGCGTCCAAAGAAGATTAGTTACGCCGCCGACCGTAAGGTTGTTACTGCTGTTGAGCAGGGTGTGTCGGACGAAGTCTTGATGCAGGCGCAGTTCGCGGGTCAAGGCTACGCCGACATCCGTCAATTGTCGCACACTGCATTGCTGTGGGCGCACATGATTGGTGAAGAAAAGAACCTCTTGTTCGCTCGCGGTTCTGGAACTGGTTACGTTGGCGCTCTTAGCGTTGCGTCAATCGGCACCATCACTCAGGCTGTTTCATCTGGTGGTTCAATCGCCGCTGGAACTTACCCCGGCTACCTGACCTTCAAGACTGGCGCTGGCGAGACTGCCCGCATCGCGTTGCCTTCCGCAACGACTGCATCGGCAAACCTCACCATCACTTACACCGTACCGACGCCACCTGCTGGCGCGATTGGCGTAAACATCTACTTGAACGATGGCACGAATGGCTGGTTTGCCACCTCACCTTTGACTAAGACAATCGTCTTGACCTCATTGGCCGCCTCATCGGCAACTGCCCCAACCGTCGACACCTCTGCTAACGCTTTGGCATATGACGGACTCGTAACTGTCTTGACTGACCCTAATCAGTCCGGATACGTAAACAACCTGAACGGTGTTCTGAATCAGTCAGAGCCGGGCGGAGACTTCCAGACTGCATTCGCTAGCCTGTACGCCTCAGTCATCGGTGACCCTGACTACGTTTTGACGACTGGTGCGATTCGTCGCTCACTCGCCAAGAGCATCCAACAGCAGGGCAACCCAACCGGCTACCGTCTCAACTACGAGACTGGTTCTGACGGACTTACCATCGGTTCAGTAGTTTCTGGTATCCAGAACGAAACGACTGGCAAGTTTGTTTCTGTCGACCCACACCCTTACATGCCTGCCGGCGTCGCTTTGATTGTTTCGAAGCAATTGCCATTCCCAGACTCAGGAGTTTCTGAGACTGTTGAAGTGCGCAACGTGACAGACATGCTCGTGGTGGAATGGCCGCAGATTCAGATGGCATACGACATCAGCAGTTACCAGTATGGAACTATGATTCACCGCGCACCAGCATGGTCCGGCGCAATCACTGGTATCGTCGCCTAGTCACCCATTCGTCGGTTCGACTGACTCCCACTCCCTTCCTTGGGAGTCAGTCGGCCGGCACTTGGAAGGGAGTAGTATGAGTTTGTTCTCAAGCATTACAAGCGTCACAATTACCGAAGCATCAATCAAGTTGCTCAACAGAATTGCGGCGACGTTTCAATGGCAAGTATCAAAGGAAGATGATGAGTAGGCTCGTAGGCCCAGATTCAGGATTGAAGCAAGTCGAGGTCGATGGCGTCAAGAAGGCTCGCGCCAAAGATGGCACTTTCCATATTGAAGGCCACGCCGCGCGAACTTTAATGAAGACTGGCGATTGGGCAATTGTCGGGACTCGATTCAGCGCCGCCAACGGATTCATCTGCAATGACTGCAACTTTAATTCAGTCTTCCGCGACAGATGCGGGCGTTGCGGTTGCACTAACCTTACTCCTGAATCCGAAGAAACGACTGCTGAATGACTCGCGCAACTTACGCAACAACCTACTCACAGCGAGTCCCTTATGTGACCATTGCTGAGGTAAAGGCATCGCCAACAGCATCGACTCTTGACTTGACTGACCTGATTCCCAATGGGACTCAGACTCAACAAGATGCCGCTCTTCAAGACTTAATCATTCGCGCATCAGCGAAGGCCGACAATTATGTGTATGGCGCGCTTGGAACAATAACCGCAACTGTCGAATCTGAAAATGGCCGAACATTTATTAATCGTTCTGGCCAATTTATTATTCATCCTGCCTATTGGCCCATTCTTGAAGTTCAATCATTCTCATTCGGCTCAATGCCGGGTTCGGGAATGATGAATGTCCCATTAAGTGATGACAACTGTTTCATTGAGCGCCATCAATTCATCGTGACGACAGGGCCTCTTAATCAATCTTCGATTGGCCCATTGACTATGTTCGGCGCGTATTCCTCAAATACGAATCAATTTATGAACTACACGTATGTCAATGGATTCGCAAATACTTTCCTTACAGCAAATGTGGCAACGAATGCATCAGCCATTCCCGTTGGTTATTCGACTGGCATTTACCCGGGCGAGTATTTAACTCTTTGGGATGGCGCATTGACTGAAACTGTTCAAGTCGCATCAACTTATAACGGCTCAGACTTAAGCATCCCTCTCGTATCGCCAACTGCTCATTCGCATTCAAAGGGCGTGAACTTCTCCGCTATCCCGCCAACAGTCAAGCAGGCAGTCATTCACTTTGTTGTCGCGATGGTGAAGCAACGCGGGCAAGGCGGCATGGTTTTGAATGAGATTGGTGAGCCAACTGCAATCTCAGGCTCAACCGTCACCTCAATTGAAGACGACATTCAAGGTTACGACTTGCTCGATGACTTCAGGCAGGTTTGGGGTCGCGCTTAATGTCCAGAGCCTCGATACGAAGCGCCGTTGCCTCTTATCTCTCAAGCGCAAACATAACGACGCTCAATAGCGTCAAACCATTCCCTGCAAAGTTCACGCCAGAGATGGACTTCTATGATGATGAAGACCCGGGCGTTATGACTGGCTCAATTATTTACATTTACATCGAGTCCCAGCGAGAGCGCCGACTTGAGATGGCATCTCATCAAGGCCGCAAAGAAGTCGAATACTCAGTCGTCCTTGACTGTTTCACTCGCTCACAAGAACCAAAGTCTGAGGATGCTGGCGCGTCTGCTGAGGCATTCCTTGACTCATTAGTTTCCTCTATTCGCTCAGACTTTCAGGCTGGCGCTCAAGGCGTCATCTTTCAATGGGGCGAAGGGACAACCTCTGGCGGCCAAGATATCGATGTCGTGTCCTATTACCCTCGCATGATTCGCGGCCGCGCGGGAACAACGCAGGTGTATAGTCGAGTACGATTAACTGTCATCGAATTGATTACGGCATAGGAGCATCATGGCAAAGTTCACATTCACCGGCGACGTTGAGATGGCATTCCCAACTCTTACCAATGCTGATGGCTCGACTCTTGTCGCCAAGCCCGGCGATGTTGTCGAACTTGCAACTGACCCTCAGAGCGCGTTTCTCAGCCCAGTGGCATCATCTGCCAAGAGCGCCCCTAGCGCGGCTCCTGAGGCCCCTGAAGCGGCTCCTACAGCCTCTGATGTATCAACCCCAACGACCAACTAAGGAAGAATCATGACAAGCAATATCGCCCGCAATATCATCCGAACCGCAGTGCCTTCAATTGTTGGCGCAGTCGCGGCGCTCATTACCAAGATTGCCGTACACTTGACGCCGAGTGAGACTGCCATCATCTTCCCAATTGCGACAACCGCTTACTACTCAGCGATTCGATTCCTCGAAGAGAGGTATCCTCAGTTCGGTTGGTTGCTCGGCTCATTCCCTGCCAATCACACAATCGTCATCAATAATGTTTCAGCCGCGAACACAGCGCCTGTTGCAGACGCTACAGTTCCACCAACGACCAACTAAGGATTCCTAATGGCCTTTCTATCCGTACAAAGTCAAATTGGTTTAGCCAAGGAGACAACTCGCAATACAGCAGTCAATCCGTCAGTATGGTTGCCTGTCCTCGCGCCTCAAGTAACGCCAATGCAGAAGTGGTTGCGCGATGAAGGAATGCGCGGCTCCCCCGTTTTGCTATACGACCAGATTGCCGGAACCCGTCACGATGAATATGACTTCAAGACGAATATCTTTACAGACACCGTTGGTAATCTCTTCATGGGAATCTTTGGAACTGATACAGTGACTGGTTCTGCATCGACTGGATACACGCACGTTCTTTCATTGCTCAATAACGCATCAATCGGCTCACAGCCCGCCTCTTACACAATTACCGACTTTGACGGCGCTAACGCCTTCCAGATTGCGGGCGCTCAGTTGATGGAATTAACTATGACAACGATTGCTGATGGTTCGGCTGAGATTAGTGGCAAGTATGCCGGTCAGCCTTACACCGTTTTGACTTCTGGCGCATGGGGCGCATTGACTCCCGCATACACGAATCAAAATGCATTCGTTGCGCCTTGGTCGGCCGCAGTCACTTTGAATGGCGTTGCCGCAACATATGTTGCTGAGACTGAAGTTAAGTTTGACCGTAAATCGACGCCAATTTGGACTCAAGGAACTCAAGGCCCAGAGCGCGTCTTTGCTGGCCCGCGTGAAGTATCTGGCCGAATCCTTTGCGTTCTTGAAACTGCCAACGACCCATTCTCAACGACAGTCGGAAGCCAAGCGCCGACTGCTCTATCTCGTTACCAAGGCGCGCTTAACCTGACTTTGACTGACGCTAATGACAAGGCGGGAACTTCGGCATCATCGCAAACCCTTTCCGTTCAATGCTCAAACGTCCAGTGGCATGATGTCAAGCGAACTCGCGGTAAGACATATGTCGAGGTTGAGGTTCAGTTCGAAGGACATTCCAATACATCAGATGCAGTGGGTGGCGGTTACTCGCCCGCTAAGGTAACATTGTTGAATAGCCAATCGGCTACTTACTAATACCTGAAGGAAGGGCCATGCAAACAATCGAATTACCAAACGGCCAAAGTGCCGTTCTCAAATCACGCGACATTATTACTGAGCGCATGGACAGAGAGATTCAGAAGGCGCAGATGCGCGCCGCCGCATTGTCTTCGAAGTTGCAAGGCGCTGGATTCGACCCGTCTGATTCAACCTCGTGGTCGGCTCTAGGGACTTTGAATGATGACGAGTTCAATATTTTGAATGCTTACAATGAAGTATTAATTCTCACATTCCTTGCGTCATGGACTTTGAACAATGGCGTTTTGCCAGATGCCGAGGCTCTACGCGACTTGCCAAAGGCGACTTATGATGTTCTGTCTGATGCTTGCGTTCGTGCGTATGGCGGATTGCCTGACTTCTCGCCAGATGCGGTTATCGACCCAAAAGCGCCTACCACCGTCTAAGTCTCTTACGCTCAGTCCTCAAAGAAGGCGGTGGTGAGATTGATAAAGAAACTGCCGCGCTGTATCGCGAATGGCAATATCGTAAACTGTTTGGTGTAACGCATGAGGAATACCTCAACGAACCTGTTGATGTGATTGCATGGTTACTTGCTATTAACGGAGTCGCAAATGCCAACGAATAATGTCAAAGTCGGATTCCATATGACGGGAGTCGATGAAGCCGTTACATCAATGCGCGCAAAGATGGCCGCCGCAAATCTTGCCGCCCGCAAAATCGTTGCAGATGGTGGTGAGATGATTGCGGAAGAGGCGCGCGCTCAATTCATTCCTCGCGTCAAAGGCGGCCGGCATAAAGTCACCGTCTATCACAAAGATGGGACAACCTCAGAGGCATGGGCGTATGGCGCGCCTGTTGATAGAGTCAATCATCGGCCGACTCAACGAACAGGGAATCTTCAACGCTCTATTCAAGTTTTTACAAGCCGAGGCCCGCGACAAGGCATGTGGATATCTGAAACTGGTCCGACTGCAAAGTATGGGCGTCGAGTCGAACTCGGAATGCATTATGGTGAAGGCGATGACACTTACCCTTACATGCAACCGGGATTCACTCGCGCAAAACCAAAGGTGCAGGCCCTCGCAACTAAAGAATGGCGACTAGCGTTAAGTTATGGCTGAACTACTTCCACCAATCATTGCGCCGCTCATGGCCGAAGGCGAACAGTTCTTTGGCTTATTCGAACGCGCCAACAAAACAATGGAAGGGACTGCGGCCAAGGCCGATACTCTCGGCGGCAAGTTTGCATCATTAGGCTCAAAAGTATCGACTGTCGCTCTGACTGGATTCGCGGGCGCTCTGATTCTTGGGACTAAGTATGCGCTTGAATACTCGGACCAACTTAAGGCTCTCCAAACGCAGGCGGGATGGACTAAAGAGCAAGTCGATAAGATGTCGCCTTCAATTCTTGACCTATCAAACAAGATGGGCGTCGCGACAGACATCCTGATTCCCGCATTGGTATCAGCCTCGAAGGCTGGGTACACTCAAGCGCAGGCAATGAATCTTGTCGCTCAAGCGACGAACTTGGCGGCCACGACAACGACCAATGCAAAAATCTCTGCCAGCGACCTTGCAACGACAACTCAGACTCTTATCACTTTGCAGGCATTGCATATTAAAGGGACTCAAAATCTGACGACAACAAGCATTGCGCTATGGGCGGCGCAGGCTCATGGCACAATGACTATGACGGACTTTGCTGAAGCATTGAATGGCAAAGTCACCGCCGCAATGCAGGCGTTCGGCCTCGGACTTGATTCAGTTGGTTCAACGATTGCATTCTTTGCCGATGCTGGTCTCAAGGGCCAAAAGGCAGGCATGATGATTAGTCAGATGCTTGGCAAGATGGAGACTCCATCACAGACTGTTGATAAGCATTTACGCGCAATTGGATTAACTCAACAACGCGTCGCTGAAGATGTCAAAAAACCGGGCGGATTCTTATCGGTAATGCAAATGATTCACACGCGATTCATTGCGGCTGGTTACTCAGCAAAAGACTACTCAAACTTCTTACTGCAACTGTTCGGTGGTGGTGCGCGAACGATGGCCGGTCCATTGCTCTTTGCAAACAACATGGACAAAGTTAATAAGATTATGGACCAGTCCAAGAATGCTGGTAAGAGTTATGGCGATGCGCTAGCCGCCTACCTGAATGAGCCTTCAACGAAGATGGCCAAACTCGGCGAACAGGTTAAGCATTTACTGCAAGGCATCGGGACATTTACTATTCCAATCGTTATGGATGCGACTAAGTTCCTTTCATCATTCATTGACAAACTTAAGACGAGTCCCGCATTGAAGATGGCTCTCGAAGAAAGTATTGCTGGTGTCATTGTTCTCGCGATGGCTATGAAGATTAAGAAAATATTCGGTTCAGTCAAGGACTTGTTCGGCAAAGGGACCGAAGGCGTCAAGAGCGCGCAGACGACAACCATCATTGAATTACTAAGAAACATTGACATCAATACTGCAAAGACGGCGGGCTTAAGTCCCCTTGGCGGCGGACCAAAGACACCGACCGTACCGCCCGGCAATGAGATACCGAAGCCGACACCGACAGAAATTGTTGGCGGCGCAAGCGCGGCGGCAATAGCGGCAGTCGTCGTTGCGGGACTTGCCTCTTTCATCGTTCCCGCATCAATTTTGACTGCTGGTATGACGAGCCTTGATACAGCAAAAGGCCAAGCCGCATTGAAGAAGGCTTATGGTGCGCAAGGTGCGGCGCGGTTCAATGAAGCCCTTGGCGGCATTGCAAATGAGCATGGTTACGTCATTGACCAAAATGGCACTGTTGGCGGCGGCTCAGGCAGTCGCGTCGTATCCAATGAATTGATGCGCATTGAAGCCGCCATCCTGAAGGCCAATGCATTACATAAACCAGTCCCATCATTGAAAGTGATTCTCAGTGCCAGATGACCAACAGCAAATCGAGATTGAACTTGAACTTGGTTTGATTGTAAATAAATTACTTGCCAACAAGGCATTCATGCGCGCTGTGACTGACGGCGTTCGCGCGCAATTGCTTAAAGATGCCAGAACGATGAAGACAATTTTTGGCAAATGGGGCGGGACAACTAAATGACGCAGATTGATTCGCTCCCCGTTCTTGCTGTCTCAATTGCATTCAATCCATCTAATCCGAATAGTCAGACTCAAACTTGGACTGATGTCACTTCATATGTTCAAGACTTCACGACTCGTTCAGGCCGCCAACACTTTCTCGACAGAATTGAATCATCTGGCCTTCAAATGACTCTTGATAATCGAACAGGGTTCTTTCTTAATGGAACGACTAACGGCACTGGTTATGTCATCCGAACTAGGTTGCCAATCAAAATTACAGCGACTTGGTTGAGTGTTTCTTATCCTATCTATTTTGGATTAATTGAATCAGCCGAAGAGCGATTGATGGACTTTCTAAATCAAGAGATTGTTCTGACTTGCGCTGACTTGACCAAACAATTATCGCTCACAGATATGAATCTCCCATTGTTCTATCGGCAGTTCGTCAATAGCACAATCACGACTTCAACGACTTCGATAACAGTTAGTACCGGCTCAAAAACCTTCACCGTCCCGACACTGGCATCAGTCCCCGCGACTGGAACAGCCGTCAGCATTATGGCTAAGGCGGTTCAAGGATTAGCGCCTATCATCGCGGTTGGGACCGTCTCTGCCGGAACGACTGCGACATCTCTTATCGTTAATATTACGAACACATTTATTGCCGGCATCTCAGCCGGCCCATATACGTCTTGGGTCATCAGCATTGGTTCGGATATGGCTTACTACAGCCTCGATGCGGGTAATGTCAATGACGCTCTATTGGGCAACACTTTAACAATTAGCGGCAATGTCTTGACTAATGGTTCTGGCGCATTGCTTTATTCAAATCAAACTTGCATTGACTTAAGTTATGGCGGCGTCCCGACTAATGTCGCATCTCTTCAATTGGCGCAGGGACTTGGCTACACAACAGTCATCGGCTCAATTGACTTCTGGATTCTTGGCCAGAATCTGAGCAATCAAAATATTCTCGCCTTCGTTGAAACAGGCGGCGGCAGTTATAACACTTTGGCTGTCTCGCCGTCAGGCGAATTAATTAATATCAACGGCACTTACTCGACAACGACAACCACTGGCATCAACATCATCGATGGCCAATGGCATCATGTCGGCATCTATTCAACAGGCACGAACATTTTTGTCTATTGTGACGGCATCTTTGTTCAGATACCAACTGTCGGCGGGCAGATTAGCGCGCAAGGTTTTGGATTATTTATTGGCAATAGTGTCTCAGCGGGGACGTATCAACCGAAGCCTATTTATCCATTGTCGGGATTAGTTTCTCAATTGACAGTCGGTGCGCCTTATGTTCAGACAACTAGAAACAATATTTTGAATCGCTACAAGGCTGGCAATCTCTTAACGGAACAAATATCTTCAGGCGACCGTATTGCTGAGATTCTTATCTTGGCAGGGTTTGGAACAATTACTGCAGGCGCTTTATCGCCTACGAATTACACAGTGAATGATGCAACGTGGTCTACTGGCTTAGGGACTTGTTTCGTTCAAGGGTTTCAATCATCTGTTACTGGCTCAACCGCGCTAAGTCTCATTCAACAAGTTACTGATACTGATATTGGCGCATTCTTTCAAACGCCTGCTGGAGTGTTTGAGTTTGACACTCAAAGTTATCTTTACACCGCTACGCAAAATGCGCCCGCGACAGGGACGGCTGTTTGGACAGATGCAACCGCAACAGGAACATCGACTTACTATGATGCGATTAGTTCTCAAATCATTCGCGATGATGCAGATGTCTGGCCCGTTGTTCGAGTAACGCCGCAAAATGGCGTCGACCAAATTGCAACAACATCTTCATCAATCGCATCTTACGGATATGGAACTTTGACAAAAAGTGGCACGGTGCATGTAACTAATGATGCCGCATTGCAAACGGCGTATTATTTGGCAAGCATTTATCAGTCGCCCTTGCCGCGAGTTCAATCAGTCCAACTTCAATCTGAAACCAATAACGGATACTTAATGCCTGAGATGTTGAACCGATACGTCAATGACCAAATCCTCTTTATTCGCAATCAAAATGGCGCATCAACAGCCGGCCAAATCAGCCTGCGAATGGGCGTTGAGAATATTCAACATGAGTTCAAGGCCGACCCGGGCTATTGGCATTCGACTTACATGCTTGACCCATACCCTAAGTATTTTATAAATCAAGCCTCGCCGACTTACTACCTCTTGTTTGATGATGCCACATATGGCAAACTAGACACAATGATGCTTATATAGGAGAGCCATGCCACATAATCCAACTTCAATCTCATACAACACGCCTCAACAGTTCACCTCATCTGAGATGCTGACTTCGGCCGCCTACAATGCTCTAGTTGCAGATGTTGCACTTCTGTATGCCAAGCCTTGGTTGATATCAAGCATCAACTCAGCGTTAGGTTCGACGGCGAATGGTGTTCAGTTATTCACCGCTAATACAACCAACATCTCTAACTCGCCTGCAACACTTGCAGGAACGATAACAAACTCTGCTGGAACATTTACTATTCCTGCAGGCTTATCTGGCTTGTATCGGGTGACGATGCGCTTATCGGCAATCTCGCAGGCGACATCCGGCTCATTCAATATGCTCTGCACGACTGCAGGCGGCGCGACTGCAAACAATGCAACGTTTGCTAGCCCCAGAATCGCGTTTAACGCAAATGGTGGTTCAGACTCAATGGGCAGTTTCGTTTGGCCTTTCTCTGGCACAGGAACGACTGGCGCGTATCCGACATCAATGACTTTTGCAACTCAGAGTTCCGCGACATCAACTGGATATAACGGAAGCGCATCGCCGTCATATGGAACTGCATCGACTAACGTCCAGATTGAATATCTAGGCACATCTAACGGCTCCATTTAATGAATTGGGACTTCATATGGAACGTGACAATCGTCGCCATTGTCGCCGACGTTTGTGTTATTTTATTTATATCCAACAGATAGGAACATCATGACGACTACACCTGCACAGAACTTGGTTGCTTGGGCGCATTGGGCTGAGGCTAACAAGGCTCACTTTATTTACACTGAAGGCGCACAGCGCATGGAAGCGATTAGTCAATGGCCGCTTAAGTTTCCTATCTCGGCTGACTGCTCAGCATTTGTCACTTTGCTCGCGAATCTTTGCGGCATTCCTGACCCAAATGGCCAACATTACAATCACTCTGGCTACACCGGCACGTTGCTCGCGAATCAAGCCAATCATCACATTCCTGCGGCTCAGGTTCAACCCGGCGATGTCGTCGTCTATGGCCCCGGGACTGGGTGGCATACTGCAATCGTCATCGAAGTTCATGGCCCAGATATCCTTACCGTCAGTCATGGCGACTCGCATGGGCCTAGTTACTGCTGGGTCAATGCGCCAACGACAGTCCCAAGTAAGGGCATCGGTTCAGATGGCCGCAAGCCTCAGACATTCCTTCGTCTTAACCAAACGGTAGTGCGCGAGGTTAGGCCGGTTCCCGCCGCATAGTATGTTTGCATCATTAACGGCATCAAACTTTTGGCTTGGATTCATTGCTAATGCATTCCTAGTCGTATCGGGCATTAGCGCCTTTATCTGGGGACTCGTCAAGTTCGGCCATAAGCAGATTGTTGATTCAGTCAAAGAAACAATCGAACCGCGACTTGAGAAAATTGAGCATCGTCAGGATGCCATTTACGCCCAGCAAGTCCCAAATGGCGGCGGTAGCGTTCGTGATGCAATTGACAGGATTGAGAAGGCAGTCAATATTCAGGCGCAAGAGTTCCAGCGTCATTTAGGCTTCCATGACGGCCAAGATGCTCGACAGGGTTTGTAGGCATCCTCACTGTCATCAGCCAATACGTGAGGTTCTAGTCGACGGCAAATATGAATGGCAACATTTTGGACTTGGGCGATTCTGCCCACCAACCGTTGCGGAGCCATTCAAGCATGATGAGCGTGTAGTATGACTTTCAAGTTCTCAAGATAAAGGACAATCACATGGCATCTTCTTCCAACTATCTCTTCCCTCAAGAGGGACTCGATTACATCATGGGCGTTATCCCGAAGGCGGGAACGACTCCATCGACCCTTTACCTAGGACTTTTTACGACCTCTTGGGCAACGGTTCAGGGATACGGACTGACTAACATCAACGTCACTTTGAATACCGGCACTTACTCAGTCACCGAACTTGCATCTGCAACTGGCTATACGACTCGAACTTCTTTGGCGGCCGCATCATGGGGCGCGCAATCTGCCGGAACTGTCACCATCGGCTCAAACACCGTCAATGTTCGTCAATCAACTTACCCTGCGGTGACTATCACTAACACCTCTGGTTCAACTTGGACTGGCGTTAATGGCATCTTCGTCGCGACATCTGCAACGGTTGGGCAAGCATCAGGTTCAGGGACGACCGTTCTTTGGTATGCGCCATTCAGCGATGGCTCGACTGTAACTCTTGCAAATGGCGACTCAATCACTGTAACGCCGACTTGGCAATCTGCACCATATCCTGCGTAAAGTAGCCAGCAATGGCTATCACGCTTAAATATACAAACGGCGCAAGCGCGGCGGCGACGAGCCTCCCCGTCGGTACAACTAGCGCCGGAGACACGATAGTTGTTGTCGTAACAACCGCAATTGCTAACTGGTCTAATGGCAGTTCGACTTTGCCAAATAACACGACCGTCACTTGGACTGGCCATGGCGGGACCGTCACCTCATACGCGCTTAATAGTTCTACTTCACTTGGTTATGCGGTTTGGATTATTAGTAACTGCTCTGCCGGAGTCAGTAGCATCACGCGTTCGGGGTCAGCGCCGGCAACGACAGGCGGATACGCGATAGCAGTTTTTGGTGGCGTTGCTACCTCATCTCCAATTGCATCAAACAGTCCGATTATCTCAACGACGACTAACAACTCTTCTGCATCGACGACTGTCTCTTATACTTCAGGGCAATTATTACTCGGCGCGGTTAGTGCTTACTCTTACTCAACGACTGTTGGCTCATGGAATGGGACAGCAGATACCCTTGCAACTTCTTTTGGTTCCGCGCGTATTCCTCTTATTGACTATCTAATTGCGCCATCAACACAGACGAGCGTTACCTACACGACGCCTCGCTCATCCCCGACGCAGATTCTCAATGGCGCAATCGCATTCGTTCTTAAACCACAAACCTCAATAGCCTACTCAAAGTCATCAAACATCTCAGCAATAACTGCCTCAACTGTCCTACGGACTACGGCGCGCAATCGAACAGCGTCTTTAACGACTATCTCAAACGCAAAAACTTTAAAGTCTGCAAGTCTCAATCGTTCATCTTTTGCGGGACAAATAGCGACATTATCAATTGCCAAATGGGTCAATAGGATTCGAATTGCAATTACAAGTCGAGTTGCATCAATCTCAATTCAAAAATCTGTTGGCCATTTACGCAATGCGTCTGCATCAATTATTCGCTCGATTCTTAATGCGCCGAACTTTGGCCGCCTCGTCTTTGCCTCATCAATTGCGGCCGCCAAAATTGCTAAATCGTCATTGAAGATTCGATTGGCATCATTGGTTTGGATTAATGATGCGCGAGTTAGTAAAGCGAACAATAAGACTAGGAGCGCAAATGCTAGTCAAATGCGAACTATCTCAATTGCAAAAATCTTGACAAAAAATCGGGCTGTCAAGGCGGCAAACTTTCAATCAGCATCAGTCCTCAAAATTGCGCGCATGTCCAAGTTCGTCAAAGCATCAGTGATTCAAGCAATAACTGACTTCCCGACATTCGGCAGACTCGTCATCGCGACTATGGCCTCAAGCGCGCGCGCAATCAAGCAGTCATCATTCAGACGGTCAGCAAAATCAACTCAGGTAGTTGCTGTCAAAGTGACCCGCCGCAAACTCGTCTTTCGTAACGTTGCGACGATATCGACCTACGCTATTGGTTCGCGGAAGAGCGTGACGTATATTCGGCGGGCAAAGGCGACGGCTATTGCAATCGTCAAGGCGGCATCAAGCGCCTTCTACGTTGGTCGCCCCGGAGTCGCAAAGGGCGCGGCAATCATTGCCAATGTCATTGGCTCAGATTCGACCGCTACCGTATCCGGCGCAATCAAGACTGGTAATGCAGTAGGCTCAGATGTCGTGCCTGTCGTATTGGGCATAACCGAGTTGCCTCTTGTCGTTGGCGACCATATTGTGTTAGTGAGGAATTGAGATGTCACAAATTATTTATGAAGGTTCAATCATCAGGTTCTATACCAAGACGCCTTTCACCTCAATTGCTGGGACCGTCATTGACCCGGACCAAGTCACTTTTGCATATCAAGTCGCTGGCCAAAACCCTGTTTCGTTTATTTATATCAACGGGACCGGCGACTCGACAGGGACAATCGTTCGCGATGCAGTTGGGACTTATCACGCGGATATTGACACGACTGGCCTTCATGGGCCTTGGGTCATTACATGGCGCGCGACACCAACGGCATTGCACGCAGATTCAACTAGAACCAAGGTCGTTACAGAAAACTCCATAACAGTTGCGAATCAATCAATCAGCCTGTAGAGTTATCTCTGAGAGTTGATTGAGAGGAAGTGACTATGTCGGACTTGACTGAGTTCAAGACAATTATGAATAAGGCAAAAAAGGATTGTCTGGTTGCAAAGACAGTCGCCTTGCTTGATGAAGAGGATAAAGAGAGGTTTGAGGAAGCCCTTGCAACTCCGGGCATAACTCATACCGCAATCGTTCAATGGCTACGCGCGCGCGACATCAGCGTTAGCGATAACAGCGTATGGCGTCACCGACAAAAGACATGTGTTTGCAATGGCTGACCTATCAGAGTTCGAAGGCATTGATGAGAAGGAAGCGTTGCGCAAAATTGCTGAGCGACTTTCAAAACAACTGAAGGAAGCCAAGGGCCGCAATAAAGAATTAGTTGAAGCGGTTCATCTTGCCGCGCGTGAGGCCGCATTGATGGTGAGTAGGCCAGAAGTCATTGCGCCAAAAGTTGATAAGCGCAAACCTAAAGGTGAAGTCGCGTTCTTGCACTTGTCTGATTGGCAGACTGGTAAGAGGACTGTTTCATATTCATCAGATATTGCGGCAACGCGAGTCGGTAAATTAATTCAGAAAGTTCTCAAGATTACTGATATTCAGCGCGCCGACCACCCGATTAGAAAGTGCGTCATTGCATTCACAGGCGATATGGTTGAGGGAGTTTCAATCTTCCCCGGCCAGCCTTTTGAAGTCGATGCGACTTTGTATGAGCAATTATTCTTCACAGCAAACTTAATGGAGTCGGTTGTTAGAACAATGGCCGCCAACTT